GATTTACATCTTCTAGATTCGTTCAAACTTTGGGCTGAGCAAATCTTTGGTTGGTATTACTTTGTAGAGCGTAGTGTTTATATTCCTACGAAAGACAACCATGGCGGCCATTACGAAAAACGTTTAATTCGGAAGCGCCTAACACTTAAACAGTATCTAATAGTTGCACGCGGTGCAGCCAAGTCGATGTACGAGTCGGCGATTCAAAGTTACTTTTTGAATGTCGACACGTCGACAACACATCAGGTCACAACTGCTCCGACTATGAAACAAGCGGACGAAGTTGTGTCTCCGATTCGTACGGCTATCACGCGCGCGCGCGGGCCGCTGTTCAAATTCTTGACGGAAGGATCTCTTCAAAATACCACAGGCTCGAAAGCCAATAGAGTTAAATTGGCCGCGACTAAAAAGGGTATTGAGAACTTCCTTACGGGATCTTTGCTCGAGATTCGTCCAATGGCGATCAATAAACTTCAGGGTCTTCGTCCTAAGATCGCTACGATCGACGAATGGCTGTCCGGCGATCTTCGAGAAGATGTGGTTGGTGCAATTGAGCAGGGAGCATCTAAACTCGAGGATTATTTGATCGTCGCTGTGAGTTCCGAAGGAACTGTTCGTGCCGGTTCAGGTGATACAATTAAAATGGAACTTGCAGATATTCTTAAAGGCGAGTATCTTGCGCCTCATATTTCAATCTGGCATTACAAGCTGGACGATATTGAAGAAGTTGCAGATCCGTCGATGTGGTTGAAGGCTAATCCAAATTTAGGAGCAACTGTTTCTTATGAAACTTACCAGCTTGACGTCGAGCGAGCAGAAAAGGCTCCAGCGTCTCGTAATGACATCCTCGCTAAGCGTTTCGGAATTCCAATGGAGGGTTACACTTATTTCTTCACTTATGAAGAAACACTTCCTCATCGAACGCGAGAATTCTGGCAGATGCCATGTGCGCTCGGAGCGGATCTATCGCAGGGCGATGACTTTTGTGCGTTCACGTTTTTATTTCCGTTAGGACACGAAAAATTCGGAATAAAAACTCGGAGCTACATTACTGAACTTACTTTGATGAAACTTCCAGCAGCAATGAGACAGAAATACGAGGAGTTCATCAAAGAGGGAAGTCTTCATGTTATGCCGGGAACTATTCTCGACATGATGGAGGTCTACGAAGATCTTGAACGATTTATTCTAGCTTCGGAGTATGAGGTCAGAGCTCTAGGATACGATCCATATAACGCGAAGGAATTTGTAACTCGCTGGGAGACAGAGAATGGACCATTCGGTATTGTGAAAGTTCCTCAGGGGACCAAAACAGAATCCGTTCCTCTTGGCGAACTTAAAATAATGAGTGAAGAACGACTCCTCATATTTGACCAAGCTCTTATGTCGTTTGCGATGGGTAACGCAATCACTCTAGAAGATACGAATGGAAATCGCAAGCTTTTGAAGAAGCGTCAGGACGAGAAGATCGATAACGTCGCGGCGCTTATGGATGCTTGGATCGCATTCAAAGCTAACAAGGAGGCGTTCGAGTAAATGAGAAAAGTTTCAATTAGGATTTCTGATATTGCAGTAATTATCATTGCTGTTGTGGTTGTCATTGCATTCTTTAAAGGCTGGGGATAAGTTTGAGGAAGGAGGTGAGATGTGTCACGAATTGGCAATGCGTTGATGCATGCCTGGAACGTTTTTACTAATCAAGAATCAAATGTAAAACGAAATACTCCTTGGCCATTCATCCCAGATTCAGGTTTAGGGTATAATGGCGGAAGCTACGGATCAGCTACCGGATCAAGACCGGATCGCGTTAGACTTAAAATTCCTAGTTCTCGTACTATGATTTCTTCGATCTATACGCGCTTGAGTATTGACGTTGCTTCCGTTGATATGCGTCATGTAAAATTGGACGACCAGAAGCGATATATTGAAGATATTGATAGCGGGCTCAATAATTGTTTGACTGTCGAAGCTAATCTCGATCAAGCTGCGCGCGCTTTTAGGCAGGACATTGCCATAACTCTTTTTGATAGAGGTGTCGCAGCGCTTGTTCCAGTCGACACATCGATTAATCCCGAACAATCTAGTAGCTATGACATCCTTACGCTTCGCGTTGGTGATATTATTAGTTGGTATCCCAAGCACGTAAAAGTAAGCGTGTATAACGAAGCGACCGCAAAACGAGAAGAGATTACTCTGGAAAAAAAATCGGTAGCTATTATCGAAAATCCATTGTATGCAGTTATGAACGAACCAAATTCTACTCTTCAACGTTTGCTTAATAAGCTTGAGCTACTAGATGCCATCGATACTCAATCTGCTTCCGGAAAACTTGATTTGATCATTCAGCTTCCTTATGTGATTAAGTCTGAGGCTCGTCGACAGCAGGCAGAACAACGCCGTGCTGACATTGAGTTCCAGCTTAAAGGCAGTCAGTACGGGATTGCCTATACAGACGGAACTGAAAAGGTCACGCAGTTGAATCGTCCGGCCGAGAATAACATGATGGCCCAGATCGAATACCTGACCGAGATGCTATACGGCCAACTCGGTTTGACCGAAGAGGTTATGAACGGAACCGCCGACGAAAAAGCTATGCTAAATTATTGGAACCGTACAATCGAACCAGTTCTTACGGCTATTGTCGAAAGTATGCGACGTACTTTCCTGACTAAAACAGCTCGAACTCAGAGGCAGACGATCGCGTTCTTCCGGGATCCGTTCCGCTTGGTTCCGATCGAGAACATTGCTGAGATTGCTGATAAGTTTACTCGAAACGAAATTATGACGTCAAACGAGATGCGACAGGTTGTTGGTATGGCTCCGCACCCCGATCCGAAGGCTGATCAGTTGGTCAACAGTAACATGCCTTTGAGCAAAGCAACAGATAACGGGACTACTAACGGAGTTGTATCGAAAGAAGATCCGGTTCTGACAGAAGTAGTTAGGAGGACAAGTCAAAATGGGAGCTGAGGCTAAGCCTGACTTCGAACCTCTGATCATTGGTGGCAGTCTTATGCACTCTGGTGACGGGGAAGCGAAGCCTGATTTTAGCGGCTACGCCACGAAGGCTGGTCTTAGGTGCACCGATGGCCGGACGATTACACCTGATGCGTTCAAACATCAGGATAAAGAAACAGTTCCACTCGTCTGGCAGCATGGTCACAATGAGCCCAGCAATGTGCTAGGTTATGCAACACTCGAGCATCGTGAAGACGGTATCTATGCGTATGGATTCTTCAATGACACTGAGCAGGCGCAGAATGCTAAGACTCTAGTGCAGCACGGAGACATTAGGTCGCTATCTATCTACGCCAATCAGCTCACCGAGAAGGCCAAGCAGGTTCTCCACGGCTTTATTCGTGAATTGAGTTTGGTGTTGTCGGGTGCTAATCCCGGCGCGCTGATCGATAACGTTACGCTTGCTCACGCCGATGGCGATATGGTTACACTGGAAGATGAAGCAATTATCTATACTGGTTTGGAACTTCATCATGCTGATGGAGGATCTTCGGATACTGAAGAAGAGAAGAAGGACGAAGAGAAGAAGGACGAAGAGGAAGAAGTCGTAGTCCACTCCGAAGAGGATCCAACAGTTCAGGAAGTTTACGATTCAATGACTCCGGAGCAGAAGGAAGTCGTCCACTATATGGTTGGTACGGCTCTTGCGCAGCACATGGCAGAGCTAAAGCAGAGTGCGACAGACGATTCTGAGAAGAAGGATCCGGAGCCTGATGAAGATAAAGAAATTGTCCATGATGCCAATAGTGAAGGGGAAGGACGACGCATGAAGCGCAACGTCTTCGAACAGGAGAACGGAGGCAAAGAGGAAGAGCACGTCCTGACGCATGACGCGGTCCGTGAGATCGTCGGTGATGCTCAGCGAACAGGATCACTGCGAGAGGCCGTTGAGTCTTATGCGCTCAAGCACGGCATCGACAACATCGAGGTCCTCTTCCCGGATGCCCGTTCAGTAACCGATACTCCAGAGTTCGACTCTCGAAGGGTCGAGTGGGTTTCCAGTGTTATCAATGGAACTCGACACTCGCCATTCTCTCGAATCAAGTCTCTGGTCGCGGATATTACCTTCGATGAGGCTCGCGCACGCGGCTACATCAAGGGTAGCTTTAAGAAGGAAGAGTGGTTCGGCGTTTCGAAGCGGACCACGGCACCAAGCACGATCTATAAGAAGCAGAAGCTAGATCGTGATGATGTCGTCGATATTACAGATTTCGATATCGTCCTGTGGCTCAAGGGCGAGATGCGGCTTATGCTCGACGAAGAGATCGCTCGCGCGATTCTTATCGGCGATGGTCGTGACGTTGATGACGACGACAAGATCAAGGATCCTGCAGGCGCGACTGATGGTGTAGGAATCCGGTCTATTCTTCATGACCACGATCTCTATGCAGCAACTGTGACTGTTGACGACACAGCACCTCCGATCGACGTCGTCGATGCGATCGTTTCTGCTGGTCGGTTCTACAAGGGTTCGGGTTCGCCAACGTTCTATACGACTCTTCCCGTCCTTACATCTCTGTTGCTGGCTCGGGATCAAGACGATCATCGAATGTGGAAGACCGTTCAGGAGCTTGCTTCTGAGATGGGTGTTTCGAACATCGTCACGGTCGAGGCCATGGAGAGTGAGCAGAATCTCCTTGGTATCATCGTTAACCTGAAGGACTATACGGTTGGCGCGGATAAGGGTGGCGAGGTCAATTTCTTCGACGATTTCGACATCGACTACAACCAGTACAAGTACCTGTATGAGACTCGTGTTTCTGGTGCTTTGACGAAGATCCGGTCGGCGCTTGTTGTCATGAGAGCAGCAACTGGCGGCACCGAGGCTACACCTGCTATGCCTGACTTCGATGGCGCGACTGTGACGGTTCCGACCGTGACTGGTGTCGTCTATAAGAACAAGTCGACTGGCGCAACGCTTACTACTGGTTCTCCAGTCACTCTGGCTGAGGGCGCATCGCTCACCGTCGAGGCTACACCGACTACTGGTTACTACTTCGAGAGCAACCAGGAAGACGAGTGGACTTTCACGAACGAAGCATAAGGTAGGTTTCTCATGGCAAGGTATTCAGGTCGTGTTGGTTACGGAGCAGCTAGAGAAACAGCTCCTGGCGTATTTGTAGATAATGTTGTTGAGCGAGAGTATTTTGGAGACGTTATTCAAAGTACTAGAACTCTTCGCGAAGGAGAGAACCTCAACCCTGATCTTAGTGTTCAAAATTTGATAAGTATTGTAGCCGATGCATATGCCTATGATCATATCTTTGCCATCCGTTATGTGGAATGGGCGGGGGCTTTGTGGACGGTTTCGAATGTCGAAGTGCAACGCCCCCGTCTCATCTTAAGGTTAGGGGAGGTGTATAATGGCCCCACGCCTGGAACTACACCAAATCCTTGAAACGTTTGTAGAGAATGTATATTTTCAGCCTCCAACTAACATAGAGATTGCATATCCTTGTATTATTTACAAACGCGATTTCGCAGAGACTAAATTTGCAGATGACATTCCATATAATCATAGGTTGAGATATCAAGTTACAGTTATCGATCGGGATCCTGATAGTGAGATTCCGTCTAAAGTGGCTGCGATGCCGATGACTTTGTTCAATCGGTTTTATACAGCCGATAATCTGAATCATGACGTTTATATCGTCTTTTTCTAAATGAAAGGAAACAAATGGCACCCCTTACATGGGACGAAGTGGGTGAACGACTGTATGAAACGGGTGTAGATCACGGAGTCCTCTACCTTCCCGACGAAACGGGAGTTTACGATACGGGAATTGCGTGGAACGGACTTACGACCGTTACCGAGTCACCATCTGGTGCAGAGACTACACCGCAGTACGCAGACAACATTAAGTACCTTTATCTAGTGTCTGCGGAAGAGTTTGGCGCAACTATCGAAGCGTTTACTTATCCCGATGAGTTCGCAGAATGTGATGGAACAGTGGTTCCAGCAGCTGGTGTTTCAGTTGGTCAGCAGAGTCGAAAGTCTTTTGGTCTGTCCTAT